ACAACCATTAAAGTTATATGTAGCGAAAAAAGATAAGAATTATAAATGTTTACAGCCAACCAGAGAAATATCTCGCAAAGAAAAAGATTATCTTAAATTAAATCATTATAGTTATTTTAGAAAAGCAGTTGTAATAGAAGAAGTTGTTAATCACCCATTCCTTGATTTAATAAAGAATGTCAATCCTTATACTAATTATACTGATTTTATTTTCCTGACACAATTATATAAAGAACTTACAGGTAATAGTTATTGGTATATGAACCTCAATGGATTTAGACAACCAACAGAACTCTGGACATTACCTGCACAGAATGTATCTATTGTGCCAAGTAAGACAGAATTTATTAAAGGATATATTTATACACGTGAAGATGGCGAAAAAGTACCTATTACTAAAAACGAAAATGTCCATTTCAAGTTTCCAAACCCGAATAGTATGTATTATGGTGCTTCACCAGTAATGGCTGCTGCTGCCACATATAATTTAAGAGAAAATGCAGATAACTACGAAAATGCCTTATTTACTAATATGGGCAGACCAGAGGGTTATTTCACTACTGAACAAAGTTTAGGTGAGGCAGAATTTGAAAGATTACAAAAACAATTAAAAGAGAACTGGGGCGGTGTAAGAAATGCAGGGAAAGACCCATTATTTGAAAATGGTCTCAAATATGAATATGCTTCTATTCCGCCAAGAGATTTAAGTTATGTTGAATTAAGAAAAATGAGTCGTGAAGAAATAGCTGCTATCTTTGGTGTTCCAATGTCAAAAATAATTACTGAAAATGTAAATAAAGCTAATGCAGAGACAGGTGGACACGATTATGAAGCAGATACGATACAGCCACGCTTACAAGCATTCGCGGAAGAAATCAATGAAACTGTTTTACCGCTTTACGATGATAAGATATTTTGTAGTTTTGAGAATCCAGTACGAGAAGATGCAAAGATAAAATTAGAGAAAAATGTTAAATATGCAACCACAGGAATATATACAAGGAACGAAATAAGGGAAGAAGAAGGAAAACCACCGATAGCTGGTCTTGAAATTCCTTTGAACCCAAATAACACAATCCCGATGGGACAGGAAAACCCAAATGAAGATAATCAATCACCAAATAATGATGATAAGGAGTAAATAATGGATTTAGTAACTAATACAAGAAAATTTAAAGAACTCGAACCGCAAAAGGCGAATGAATATGCCAAAAGGTTCAAAATCAAAGCAGATGAACTGGAATATGTGCAGAAAGATGTTGTAGCGAGTATGGATAAAGTAAATGAAGAAGAAAGGGCTGTTATCAAATATGTTTCAACTGTGTCTATTGACAGGGATAATGAGATTTTACTTCCTGATGGAGCTATTCTTGATGATTTCAAGAAAAACCCTGTAGTTTTATTTGGACACGACTACAGAGGGCTTCCAATCGGTAAAGATATGTGGATTAAAGCAGATGGTAAAGGACTTATTGCTAAACAACAATATGCTAATCATCAATTAGCTGATGATGTGTTCAATCTACACAAAGACGGATTCGCATTAGCAAGTTCAGTTGGATTTATTCCGCTGTCTTGGGTCAACAATGACGAAGGAGACCAATGGAAAGAAATGTCAAAATATGTTGTTGATAAATACGGATTGAAGAAAAAGGAAGTTAATTCAGCAAGCAGGATTTATGATAAGTGGCTTTTGCTCGAACATTCTGATGTTCCAGTTCCTTCCAATCCAGATGCGTTGTCTTTAGCACTCGAAGATGGCAGTTTTGTTGTAAAAGCACCCGAATTACTGAAAGAACTCGAAAATGAACCTACAGAAGCCGAATTAAAGGTAGCAGAACTCGAAACTACAATAGAAGAATTAAAGGAACAAAGAGAAAAACTTGCAGACGCATACTCAAAAGGTAATGACATAAGAAACGAAAAGATACTTGAGTTAGAACACACAATTTTAGAGAAAGACGCTGAAATCGAAGATTTGGAAGCCAAACTTGAAGAAAAGACGGGTTTAACGAAAGAAGAAGCAATAAATATAGTCAAAGAGAACTTTAATGGTCTCAGTGACGATATAAAAAGACTAATGGGTAAAGTTTAATGTTAGCAGATGAATTTTGGAGACATTTAGAAATGTTAGAAATGATTTTGTGGAGATATTGACTTATTGAAATGTAATCAACAAAAAAATTTATAGGGGAACTATAATGGAAAATGAAATAACAAAAGAGGGACTTCAAGAAATGCTTGAACCAATAAAATCTGACATTCTACAGTCCATAGATGAAAAAATCAAGCCTCTTGATGAGAAAATTGCTAATATAACCGTAAACGCTTCTCAAAAAGAAGAAGATAAATTCTTGAAAGGCGGATTTGATAATATTGGTGATTTTGCGAAATCTGTTCATCAGTCAGGAACAAGGCTTGATGATAAAATGAAATCTTGGATGGGCGTAGCAGAGAAAACACTCAATGAGGGTGTTCAATCTGACGGTGGATTCACCTTACCACCTGAGTTTTCAACTAATTTGTGGCAACGAAGCATTGAAGAGTCACAATTTTATGACAAATGTTTTAAAATACCAACTAAAGGCAATGAATATCACATGCCTGCATTGGTAGATGAAACACACGCATCGAGTTTATTTGGTGGCGTGACAATGTATTACAAAGCAGAAGAAGCACAATACACAGCTTCTTATCCTAAGTTCAGAGAAGTTGAGTGGAAACTTAACAAACTTACTGGACTGGCATATATTAGTGATGAATTGTTAGAAGATTCAGCACAAAATATGAGTGCTGTTATGAATCAGTTGTTTGTATCTGCTATGAAATGGCAAATGGATAAAGACATTCTAACTGGTTCTGGTGTAGGTAAACCACTTGGTATTCTTGATGCACCATCACTTATAAGTGTAGGCAAAGATACTGGTCAAGTTGCAGCTACATTAACTTATACTAACCTTGTTAATATGTGGGTTCGTCAATGGAGAGCCGGCAATGCAGATTGGGTTACTTCAAGTGATGCAATGGCACAACTTATGACAATGACTATCGAAGGTGGAACAGCAAGTACGCCTATATGGATTCCTGGTAATGATGCTTCTAAAGCTCCTAACGGAACTATATTCGGCAGACCAATTATTCAAACTGAACATTGTGCAGCTTTGGGAACAACTGGTGACATTTACAATATTGACTTCTCTCAGTATGCAGTAGCTCATAAAAATAATGGTGGAATCAAATCTGCCACAAGTATGCACCTTAAATTCGATTATGACCAACTGGCTTATAAAATCTCATTCCGATGGGATGGTCAGTCAATGTGGAATACTGCTTTCCAACCTGCCAATAGTCACAGCACGAAATCTCCATTCATTAAATTGGATGCAAGGGCATAGGGGGATATAATGGATATAATGGAAAGACATAAAATAGTACACTGCTTTGACAGTGGATTCATAGCTGCAAATGAAGATATATTTACTGGTAGTCCCGTCTCTGATGTAATCCATCTTGACCACTACCGAGAATGTACGTTTATAGTTATCAAAAACGCAGGTGGAACTGGTACAGCTACCGTTACAATTAATAGTTGTAGTGACGCTGCTGGTACAACTGCTGCTGATGTAGCATTTAAATACAGAACAATATCAGACCCAGATTCTCACGGTGCTTGGACTGATGCTACATCTACTGGCGTTTCAATCGCTGCTGGTGCAGATGAAATTTGGGAATTTAGGGTATTAGCAAGCGGACTCAGTTCAACAAATGAGTTCGTTAAAATGACCTTAACGGAAGTAGATTCTACTGCCGTTGACGGTGCTGCTTTTGCTATTCTTACAGACCCACGTTACATTGACTCTGACCCAGATACAGCAGGAAGTGACGTAGACTAAACCATACAGGGCGGGTTCGCTCGCCCTTTATTTCTTAGGAGGAAATATTATGGCAAATAGTACAAGAAGTTATTGGAAAAATGGTGTATTAAATTTTTATGATGCATCTATAAATACCACTTTTAAAACAGGAGTGTGGGCTGATTGTCCATCACTTGCGAT